CTAGCTAGTGTTTGATACTGTCCATTAATAGTATCTATATAATCTGCACTTTCTCCATTGTTCATTCTTTCAGCACCTAGATTATCTCCATCTTTTAACCAAACGGAGTATTTGGCAGTACCTAAAGCTCCAGCAGTTGTAATCTTTACGCCTATTCTATCATATATATCGTGGTATTGTCCTCTAGTATCTACTAATCTTAAACTACCACTTACAGATATTTCTCTTATAACTCCTTGAGAGGAATCTCCAGTAACTTGCCATGATAACTTTGTACTGCCTTCATTAAGAGAAAGTATATTCTTTTCAGCTTCTTCAAATAATGAGTCTGCTATTTCGGATGTAGGTTGCGAGGCTCTGATTAAAAAACTACAAGCCAATAAAGCTGTTGTTCTAACCAGAATATAATCATAATTACCATCTTTGTCCTTGAATTGTTTTCTGGGTAGTCTGCCATCCAACCTAGAATCAAGGTATTTTTCGGCATTAGAAATATAGCGTGTTTTGAGCGTTGCCCAATCATCTCCAGATTCCATTAACATATCATTAGGATTGGTTGCACTATTATAGTAATAAGTAGCATCTAGTGATGATTCATAGAACCATTCGCCATTAGAATTAACCTCTCCACTATTAGCTTGAGCAGAACCTAAGTCCTGACCATTTGCAAATAGTTGAGTCACTAAACCACTATTATCTGCTCTATATAAATTACTGCTATGGACTACCCAGCCATATAAAGGAGTTTTTGTGTCAAATTCATCTAACGAAGGATAGATGTCTTTTAAATCTCTGTTTGTACAATATGCCATGTTACTCCTATTATACTATTAAAATATGTTTTTATACAAGGATAATTTTGTTAAGCCTTAACTTTTTTACTCTTTTATTTCAAAATGAACTAAGTCATCAAATGAGTTGTCTTTGGTAGTTCTAATCTCTTGTGCTAAAGACGAACTTGACCAGTCTCCACCCCATCTAATATTTAATCCCATCTTGCAAGCTATTCCCAAGACAAAACCCCCAAGATAATGAAAGTCATCACGAGCATCCCAATCAATGGGATAAGGAGCAATGTCAACAGCCATACCAGACACGTGCTTACCAAATTTAGTTTTAGACTTGCCTTGTGCCACCAATTCATTTTGTCTCTCCTGACTGCGTTTGCCTTCAATAACTGTGATGTCAAAATACTTAACAACTTCTTCTAAAAGGAAAACTAGACGAGGATCAACCCCATCTAGTTTTTCCCTTGATTTCCTACTAAATCTAGGCATTACTTCTTTTTTTTCTTTGTCTTTCTTTTCTTAACTGGCTTTGCTTTACCAAATCCATATCCTTTTCCTTTTGGCATTATGCTCTCCTTTTTTTGATTTTTTTTATTTTTCCGTTACTTGTCCTAGCAAACTTATGTGTTTTAGTTTCCCTAATTAAAGTTCCGTAATATCTTTTTTTATTCCACATCCAACTTACTTTTTTAGCCATTACCATTTTACCTTATTTGCCCAATAAGCTCCACTTAATTTACCCCTAGCTATATTTTTTCTATGACGAGCCTTGAATGATTTTCTTTTAGCCTTCATCCTTGCTGACTCACCTTTTTTGGGTTTGCCAGCAGTTCTAGCTCCTTGCTGTCCAAAGCGTATTAATTTAGTTTTACCACCTGACTTTGCTAATACAACATGAGATTTTGTTTTATGAGAAGGAGTGCGTTTAGGCTTATTAAATCCTTTTAATCCAAATCTCTTTAATCTAGGGTCACGCTTTGCTGGCATTATTTACTTCCAAATATCTTAGAAAAAAAACCTTTTTTAGATTTTTTACCTTTAACACCACCAATCTTTTTGCCTTTTTTCTTTTTCTTTTTTACATCTCCATACAAAGCATAAGACATATCAGAATATCTTTCAGGGTGTGTTGCCATATCTGGGATTGACCCATGCAAACATGAGGTTGTGAGTAAGGTTACTATTATGTTGCTCATCTATACACCCAACTTTTTTTTAATTGCCATTTCAAATAATTCCCAGATAGCTTCTAATATCTTAGCTTCTGTCTTTTCATTAATCATTGGCACATTAATAGATTTGTTTACAGATGCAATTAAATCAGCTTTAACTTCATCATCTAATATGTACTCAGCTACTACTTTTCCAAACATTTACGACTCCTTGACTTTCTTTATTTTATAATATAAATATACAATGTTCATTAGTGCAATAGCTATTCCTAAAAAATAAGGCAACATATCCATAAATATTATAGCTTGACTTGCAAAACTTGCTCCTGATACTTTAAGACTATCCATTATTTGCCATTCCCATTCATACGAGACATAATGCCATCCATTCTGGATAATTGTTTTTCTAAATCTGACATAGCTTCTATTGTTTGTTCATACCTACGATCTCTTACAGCATCTGATTCATTCCATCTGGCAATTAGTTTAATAATCATACCCTCCATATTAGCTATTGTTTCTGATTGACCTTTGTTTTCTACTTCTAAATTTTTAAGAGACTCTTGTTGTCTTTCCGATTTCTTACTTAAAGAAACAACTAGGTAAACAAACATTACACCTACTACCCCTATCATTCCAGCTTCTCCGTAAACTGCCATGAAATCCATTATTTCTTTTTCCTTTTCCTCCAAGAGAGAGGATTTATGTTAAATTCTTTTTCATAGAATTTTAACTTGTTTTCCATTTCTTCTAATTGTACACTTTCTTCCAGCTTGTGTTTGTCAACAAGATTCCTAATTTCAGCATGAGCATCCAACACTTCTTCTTCAAGGCTTTGTATTCTGCCTTGTATGTCAAGCCAAGCGAAAGTAAGACTAGATATAAGTACCCCAAGCTGAACCAAAAGTTTCCAGTTAATCGTGATATAAGCATTGTCATCAATGATACCAGTACGATAAGAACGAGCAGATTTAATTTCTTCATTCACCTTATTCCCATGAATACCAAAGCGAATCATACATAGCATTATACTCATTGATTAATAAACTACTATCAATCTCAACTTGTGCAACAGTATAATTATTATTTTCTTCATCTAAGCTATACCCAACTACAGACCAACCACTACAATCTGTCATTCCCAAGCCTAATGTAATTACATAAACTGCTTTCATTTTAACCTTATTTTATTTTCCACTAATTCATGTTTAGCGAGGTCATAATGCCCATGAGTTTCATAGGCATTATCTTTAACCTCTTTGATATATTCTTTTTCAATAGTTTGAAATGAGTCTGATTGTTTTACAATCTCTCCATTAACTAATAAAAAATAACCTTTTGCACTAGGATAAGAAAGTGTTTTCAACGATCCATCTGCCATTTGAATTGTTTTCATCATATTAGGATGCGTATTTTTATAAATAGCAATATTAGAATCGTGATTACACTTTCTTATTATCATTTATTTCTCTTCTTCAGAGTCTTTAGGTTTAAATGATTCTTCGAGCAAACGTACAAACCCATCTTTACTCACCATAAGTTGCTGTTGAATAAAGTTATTATTATTGAGTTTATCTTCAATATTCTTTAAATGAGAATATAAAACTTTTTGTTCATCATTTAAATCATTAATCACATCATACTCTTTATCATTTAAGATAAGTTTTGGTGATGTGCTTTCTTTTGTTTTAGCCATCATTGACTCCTTGTTTTGTTAGTTAAAGTTTTTTAAAATCTTCTATAGCAAGTGCAAGACCATCTGATTGTGCTTTAGCTCTATCCATCTCATCATCATATCTTTTCTTTTCTGATTCAAGCTGAGATAATGAGTATTCATGCTCTTGGTCATCTAGCTTTTCTCCAGTTGATGGATTCCAAGCCTTTGTAACTATAGCTATATATGTTCTTTTTTCTTCTGCTTTTGCTACTTGTGTAATAGCTCCGTCTGCATCTTTTATTTCTTTTTTAGCCTTGTTTGTGACTACTTCTTTTGTTGCAAAATTTACTGTTTTGCCTTTTTTATCTTTGTATTCTGACCAATTCATAATTATCCTTTTTTAATTTATAAAGCCACTAAATCTTGACTACCTAGTCCATCAATAGTATAATAAACAGTAGCTCCTACACCAGCTACAGTTATTTGTAATTTATAGCCACTATTGTTATACGCTACTGTGATGTTACTCATTGAGCCATTTCTATTATCTAGTGTTTCAGTAATTGTTCCAGCTCCATAAACAGCTTGTGAATGACCAAACCATTGACCTTGATTTTGATTATTACTTATACACCAAAGAGTGATTGAGTAATTGTGCGAATGACCTACTGTAAATATATCTGTTAATGTGTCTGCACTTACTGATTTACTACCAGATAACCTATATGCCTTGACTCCAGAATTTTGTAGACCACCAGCGTGAACTGTTGCTCCACTATCTTGAGCCATATAAACATCTGTTACACTAGCATTTCCTAATGTTACTGAATTAGCTGATTGTCCAGTTACTGCATATCCTAAAGTTGCTGAATTTGAACCACCACTAACTGAACCATGTCCAATAATTGTACAATTATCATTAGTAGCACCATTTACTGTAGTTGAACTACCTAAAAAAGTATTATTAACACCTCCATCTAAGTTTGAACCAGCTTGATAGCCTACTGCTGTACAACTTTCTTCTCCACCATCAATTTGATGTAATGCTTCATATCCTACTGCTGTATTGTAATTTCCAGTAGTTAATTCATCTAATGCATGAAAACCAATAGCTGTATTTTTTCCTCCAGATGTAAGACTTGCTAATGAATAATACCCCATAGCTGTTGTTCCGTAAGCCAAAGCACTATTTACTGCTGAAAGTGAATTATGTCCTATTCCTACACACGCCCAAACTCCAGCACTTCCAACATCATCTAATACATAATTGCCTATAGCTATATTTGCATCTATATCTG